CCATCTTGACCACTCGTTCGGGACGGCCCCGAGTAGGGCAGACGACCGCGATCATGCCCGGTCCCTGGCGTCTTGCTTCATCCGCTCGATGCTCTTGATCTTGGCCCTTATCCGCTTGACGATCGCCCGCCTACCCACGGCGCACCAAGAGAGGAAGGCGTGCTCGTCGGTCCTCAGCAGGTCCGAGTTCATCGAGGTCAGCGCCTGGTGATGCATCAGGAACTTGTCCGCCGGGGCGTACTCTAACTGGGTCGCCTCGCCCAGCATCTCGATCACTGTGTCCCAGACGAACCCATAAGCTGGTGGGAAGGCGTACCAGCCTACTTCCTCGATCCACTCGCGGCTGACGTAGGGGTGAGTGCAGTAGTCACCGTCGCTGGTCGCCGGGCTCACCACCCCCAGCTTCCCCACGAAGCCATCGAAGGTCTCGATCACGTACTCGTCCCAACCTTTGACCATGAAACGCGAGTCGTCGGGCGTGGTGCCGAAGATACGGTACTCGTCCTTGTGCTTCTCATAGAGGAAGTTATTGGAGGCCACGGGCCCTATCTGCTTATCGACGTTGAACCTCACGCGGTCGCCGAATTTGCCCTTCCAGTCGATCCAGTCCAGGTACTGGTGGATCTGGTCGGCATCAACGTAGACCGCCAAGTCGGCCTTGTCCGAAGTCTTGACCAGCGACTCGACGCAGCCCAGCAGTTCTTCCCTGCGGTCGCGGCTGGCGCAGGTCACGAGAATCGGTCCGCTCGGTGCCGTCACGTCAGTTCCAGGTACCAGTCGCGGTAGCGGGCGAACTCTTCCATGCACTCCCTCTGCCAAGCTTCGTCGTTGGTTTCCATCGCTTCAGCCGCCCAGCCCAGTGCCATCGTGATCCCCTTGGCATATCTCATGTGCGGCAGTGTGCTGGCTACTAGATCGGGTGGCTCGCGGTCCATGATGCGTTCGGCGGCCTTGGCCAGAGCCACTCTTTCTTCAATCGCTACTCGGTGCTCGGAGGCCGCTCTTAGAAGGGCCGCCACCTCATGCCGCAGGCTCACTGGCCTTGGGCTTCCGCTTGACTGGGCGCTTCATCGCCTTGTGGACCCGGAGACCGATCTCGTAGCCCAAGAGCTGCGGCGGTAGGTCCGGGTCGTAAGAGGCGCGGATCGAGATGCCGGGTTCGCCGGGTGGGAAGATACCAATCTGGACGATCAACGAGCGCTGTGCCATTCAAGCCTCCCTGACGTAGACGTTGTCGAACTCTTTGCGATCGATCATGCGATAGCCTGCTGGGGCAACCAGCGAAGTACCATCGGGATAGTCCTCCAAAACGATCACCCTGGGCTTCCAACGCTCGATATCGAAGCCTTTCATGACTTCTACCTCGTAGCCCTCGGAGTCCACCGTGAGGAAGTCCAGCCTAGGGAACCCGGCTTCTTCCAGGATGCGGTCGAGCCTCAGCATCTGGACCTGGGCCGATACACCGCTCTTATGGACGAAGCCAGAAGCGGAGGCCATGCTGCCGCCGCCGTGAGCGTAGAAGGTAGCGATCCGGTCCTCAGCCCCGGCTCCGACCGGGCGCCAGAGCTTGCGGCGGCTGCGTCCGATCTCTTCCAGTCCGGGATTGGCCTCGACGCAGAGCACGATCCAACCCTTTTCCTCAAAGTGATACGTGTTGCTGAAGCAGTGTCCGTCGTTGGCCCCGACGTCACAGGCATAGCCGAAATCGGGCAGTAGCGGCTCGACCAGGACATCCACGCCGTTGGTGCAGTGAACGCTCAAAGCACCACTTCAATATTAGGGAGCGGGAACACAAAGCTGGCGCCGGCATCCAAGGTGGCCCGCTCACGTCTCAGGAACTCGTCCCGGAACGCCCAGGGGCCGACCAGGATATAGCCCGGATTGTTCTCACGCATCGCCTCTTCGCTCACGATCGGCAGCCACGAGCCCACCATTCTCAAGTTGAACTTGAGCGGGTTCCGCTCGGCGACACCGATGAAACTATCGTGGGAGTCCAGGTACTGGAGCATCACCGTCATCTTGGTGCTGGCGCCGTAGATCCAGCATCCTCGCTGAGCGAAGGGACCGCGGCAGAGGTCCAGCATGCGCTCTTTCCACTTGGCGGCGCGCTGGGCAAAGGTCTGGGCGTCCTCCCGCGTGGGTCGCTTGATCCCTAAGAGGTCCTCTCTCTGGCGGGTGGACTTCCGGGCGATCACCCTGATCGAGCCACCGTTGACGTCGTTGTGGGTGACTCGCGTGATGGTGAGCCCGTGCTGGCGGTAGAGGTCGGCCAGGACATGGATGTCGTAGTAGGTCAGGTGCTCATGGCAGACAGCGGCAAAGTCGTTCTTCTCCAGCATCGTAGGAGAATCCGAGAGCTGGTTGATCCAAATGCCATCACTGCTCAGGACGTCGTGGATGTCCCTGACGAACTTCCCGGGGTCATCGAGGTCGTAGAACATGGCGCAAGACGTGATGACGTCGTAGGGGCCGGTACAGGAACCCTTGGAGAAGTAGTCCGTTACCACCTTCTTGGCGTGTTGCTGCAGGGTGCCCTGGAAATCCAGCGCTGGCTCACAGGCGGTCTTGTGGAACGTCTCTGGCACCTGAGAGAGCAGGAACCCGTCGTTGGCTCCGATATCCAGCCAGGTGCCGAAGCGGTGGTACTGGAGCGCGTTCTCGACCACGTTGCTCAAAGCGTCCTTCATGGTCTGGTTGATGCTGGAACGGTACCAGTACTTCCGGAACAAGAGGTCGTTCTTGACGGTGTGCTCTAGCTGGAGCAGGCCACAGTTGTTGCACCTCACCAGATGGAGCGGGGCTCTCGGGAGGCCGTAGTCGATATCGGCGACGAACCTGGGGAGGAACTGTTCGCCCAGGTCCAGTACCGGTTCCAGTTCCGAGGCGTAGCAGGCTCGGCACTTGGTGATGGTGTCGTAGATCGGCTCTAGGATGGTCCGAGTGTCATCCTTGGCGCTGAACTTCACTTCCGTGCGTTCCATCGGATCTCCTAGATGTTCCTGAGGGGTTCTCTGGGATTCTCTGCTCGCCAGCGCGCGGTATCATCGTCATCGAACATCCGGCTGTCCAGTCCTTCGACTTCCAACAGTTGCGAGCCGTGCTCCCAGGGAGGCTTCTGCTGCGCCACTCGCTTCATCGGCTGATAAAGTTCGGGCTGGAATGCGTCCGCGTGGGCATCGACGTAATCGTCCTTCATCTTGGGGTTGACCATCATCTGGCCGATCTTGGCCATCTGCTCTAAGAGATGGCTCATCCCCGGGGCGCCTTCTACCCACTTGACATGCCCGTCCACCCAGAAGGTGGCGGCGTTGACGATGCGCTCGATCTTGGACTTCCCCTTGTTGCGGTTGAACTCGTAGAACATCGGCATCGGCTCGCCGACGTCACTGAAGAAGTTCCGCAGCGCCAGTTCTAGCGTTCCACCTCTTCCGCCACTGGCGAAGAAGTCCCCCGCTAGGGCAAATACCTTCCTTCCCTGCTTCCGGTAGCGCTGGACGATAGCAACCATCTGCTTGGCGAAGTCCTCAGCTCGCCAGAGGGGTGAGCCATAGATTTCGCAGACGTAGACGTCGCCTGAGCCGTTTCTGGGGTAGCCGTGGATGACCATCACGGTCTCGTCTTTGGCCACACGTCTTTCGCCATGAGCGAAGGCGGTATCGAAACAGATGGCGTACCTCAGAAGGTGCCAGGGAACATCTTTGCTGGGAATGCGGCACTGCTGGATCTGGTCCCTCGTGATGGGGTTGAACTCCGAGATGGCGGGGTCGTTCAACACCTGGGCGGCGTATCTCAGTGGGTCTCTACGCTGGTAGTCCTTGAGCCGCTTCTCGGGCCAGGTCTTGGGGGCGGTGGGTTTCTCGTCCTTGTCCCTGGCACTTAGGAAGTAGACGTGCCACTTGCCGCCGTCCGATGCGGTGATGCTATCGGTCTCCATCCCGGTCAAGGTGGCAACGCCTTCATCCCGGAACGCCACGCCGAGGTGGTCGTCGTCGTCGTACCGCGTACCAACCCAGACAATGAGGCCATCCGCCTGGACCACCGGAACCATCGAGGTGACTTGAGAATTGACCGTGGCCAGCCAGTTGGTGTCGGACGTCATGCGCTCATAAGAGATGGGGTCGTCGTGGATCCAGACGTCCGGGTGGGCGCCCACGATCGAGGTCTCTACCGCGAAGGTGCCGAAGCTGGGGTCCTTCCTACTGGTGTTCTTCCTCGCCGCGTGGGTGATCTCCTTGCCGGTCCAGCTTCT